AATAATCTACCAAATCTGTAAAAATCTAACCAATTTACACTATTATTGGGAAAAATAATATTATTTTTACTGGAATAGTGTATTATTTCTTGATTATTACTACCCTATTTGGATTATTACAAGGACACGGGGTCGCAAAGGATTATTACAAAGATATTTAGGCATTATTCACGATAATTTTATATAAGGGTATGATATAGAAGCAATATGACGCAACCTTCGCAGATATATTATGATTTAGATGTGGTGAATACTATTCAACCCTCTCTCACCACAGCACAATCATCACAAGAGAACCGCCTGACCTTTACTGAAGTGAGAAGCAGTCCTATTTTAGACAACCCCAGCGATTACTTTTTGAGTATCATTCGGTTCTCTTTAGACACCGCAGGTGCTATGCCCTTATTCATTCCCCAGATTGAACTCCAAAATACTACTGGTGCGAGTCCTTGGAACAATACTGTATATTATGTGAGTGTGGAGTATAACCCTCCAACCGCTCCTGGTGATAGGTTGATTTCAAAGAAGAGGGTCATTTATGTTCCCCAATCCAATACTATCCCTACGCCCTCTGCTGTCCCTGTTAGTTTAGACGAAGCAACTCTTCCTTACTACTGGATAAACAATATTCAGGCGTTTATCTGTATGATTAATGAAGCGCTCAAAGATGCTTATGCTGATATTATCGCACAGGCAACCGCAGGTTCTATTACCCTCCCTGCTACTTGGGCGGTTGGAAAAGAACCCTATCTCCTGTGGGACGCTCAATCCGCAAAGGCAACTTTAGTCGCACAAGCAGACCTATTCACCCAAGAATGCTTGAATGTTGGTAGTGCTGTTGGATTTGTCTACTTTAACAATCCTCTCTTCACCCTCTTCTCTTCCTTTCAGGCGGTTCATAATTACACATATCAAGCGAACCCTTTGAGTGTGAATGATGGCGAGGCAAACTACCTAATTAAGGTATTTAACAAAAAAGGTGGGTCGCTCAACAATTATGTCCCCGCAAATGTAGACATAAGCGGAAATATAGTAGGTTCAGGACCACCCTATAATGCCTTCTTTATGGAACAACCCTACAGCACGGGTGCTACACTCTGCCCCATTCAGTCCCTCGTCTTCACCACAACCCTCCTTCCTGTGTTGCCTCAACTGGTTAGTATTCCCAGAGTATTAAGCAATAATAATGGAAGTATAGGACAGAATGATAATTTAAGCAACGAAATCACAGATTTAGTGGTTAATTTAGTGAATGGAACAGAATATTTCCCGAATGTTCTCTACCTGCCTACCGCTGAATATCGCCTGATTGACCTCCAATCCAATTCCCCACTTTACGGAATACAAATTAGCGTCGCTTGGAAAGATGTTTACGGAATTACCCACGATTTCTATCTACAGAATGGTTGCTCTTGCTCCCTGAAAATTATGTTCCGTAAGAAAGACCAAGGATACTTTTAGGGAGAAATAAGCATATCTCACATTTTTTTTATCTTTGCTATAATTATAAACAAAGATAAAATGGCGAGTGCTGATTTTGAGAAGATTTGCGTCCAAGACGACCTGCTGTTGACGACCGACAAGGTGCGATATGCTGTCTTTAAGGGAGCGCAGAACATTACCCCCTCCCAGTATGAGGCGATTTCCAAATCCACCTCTTCTATTACTTTTAATATTCAGTTGCCGAGTGAAAGCACAGTATTCTCTCGTCGTGTGATGGTGGAGACAGATATGTCTATCACTTTTAAGGCATCTCCTACCGCCAGTATGCCTGTCGGTCAAACTATCGTCAATTTAGGATATGCTTCTGCTCTTGGTCCTTTCCCTTTCCACTCCTGCTGTTCCACCATTCAGGCGACCATCAACAACAACACAGTATCCCAGAACCAGCGTGATATTATGTTCCAGTTGCTCCGCTTTGGCGACCGCCGTGAAGTTGCCCGCTACAACAACGCCACTCCTACCCAGTATGACTCTTACTGGTCTTACACCGACGCTCTGGGCGCAAACAACAACCCCAACTCTGCTTGGAATGATTGCGCTTTGGACCAGGACTTCCAACCCAGAGGTGGATTTGTGATTACCTCTATCGCTGGTAATACCCCCAAAGCAGACGGCGCTGATACTGCCGAGCGCACTATCGTCATCAACTACAGAACCCGTGAACCTCTTATGATGTCTCCTTTTATTTGGACTGACCCTGAAACCAACAATCAGGGACTTTATGGCGTCCAGACCCTTAACTTTGTCTTCAACTTGGGGTCTGCTAATCGTGCTGTGCGTCTCGCCAACGGACCTACTGGAACTGCTACTGCTACTATTGCGAACCCGTGGTTCTCTATCGGCACTCAACCTTACATTTCTAATGTTGCTTCTTCCCAGTTGCTTATGCTCTTCCTTACTCGCCAACCTTCCAACTTGGTCTCTGCTCGTAATGTTGTTCCCTTTATGGAGTATCCCCGCTATTTGACGAATGTTTCACAGGCACTCGCCAACGGCGCTTCTGTAGAGCAGAACTTCGCCAGTATTCAGTTGAACTCTGTTCCTGATAAACTGATTATCGTCGCTCGTAAGATTCTTGCTTCCCAGACCCCCGCCGACGCTGACTCCTTCTTGCCTATCAAGAAGATTTACATCAACTTCAACAACAAGGCAGGTCTTCTATCTGGTGCGACCCAGTGGGACTTGTGGCGTATGTCTGTTGAATCTGGTTCAAATCAAACTTGGAGTGAGTTTAGCGGTCGTGCCTACAAATCTCAACAGGCAGGCGCTTCTTCCGCTACTGCTCTCCCGCAGGTGCTTCCCCTTGTTGGTTCTGTCCTTGCCCTTGAGTTTGGTCGCCATATTGAACTTGATGATGTCTACGCTCCTGGTTCTATCGGTGCTTTCCAACTTCAGTTCAGGGTTGAATTGGAGAACCACACGGGTCTCAATATTGGTGCGAACGAATATGAATTGGTGTTGATTACCGCTTCATCAGGCGTTCTGGCGATAGAAAGGGGGACTTCACAAACTTATACCGCAATTCTGTCTCGTGCTGATGTGCTTGCGGTCAGTTCTCGCCCCCAGTATGCTAAATCTGGTCTTGCCCGTATCGTCGGTGGTTCGGTTGAAGACAAGGTGAATATGATGGCGAGACCTTTGATGGAGGCAGTTGGTATGGGTCAGTCGGGCGGTGGTCTCTCTGGCGGTGGTATGAGCGGTGGTGGTCTCTCTGGCGGAAAGATGGCGAAACATCTTGGTATGTAAAAATCCATACCCCTAATAATTCTTGTTGTAAAGTTTCATTACTGAAACCGCCTTGGCGCAGAGGAAGCGCGCGGGACTCATAATCCCGAGGTCGTTCGTTCAAACCGAACAGGCGGTATAAACTTTTTAAATTATAGTTCAATAATTATAATTTAATGTGGAGGTGAGGCAAAGGTGGGGAGGTGAGGCAAGGTGAGGCATTTTGGACCTCTTTCCACATATCAGGGCGCTTTGTCCCACAAATAGAAAAGTAGGCGTTTTTGCCCCACCTCACCCCACCTCTCCACCTTTAGTCCACCTTGCCGAAAATATTATCTCCAACTACTATAGAAAAGAATGCCTATCAAACTTCCTCGTCCTCCTATCAAACCTGTCGTAGATTTAGCAAAAAGGGTGCTTCCTGCTTTATGCCCCAACCCTAATGTGTCTATTTCTCTACCACCTAAAATTACTTTCGGTTGCCGTTAGTGAAGATTAAGGTGTTTTTTTCTCTGTTTATTACAATAAATACTCGGTTATTGTAATATGGAAGGTGCTATTGCTTTTTATGAAGTCCAGAAACTACTCAATCGTATCACATCTTTAGAGATGGAGAACGCAGAACTGAAAAAAAAGTTAGAGACATCTACCGCTGAACGCTTGGGAATGCGCTCTGTCTCTTTTGGTTCTCCCTGTATGGAAGACCCCTTACCTGAACCTACCTGTGTTCCTCGTGGTGCTTCTGTGTGGAAACAACCTCATAACTCTAATTGGCGTGTAGAAGGGATTTGATTGCGACGAGTTGTTGTTGTAATTTTTGATTTTCGGCAACCAACTTGGCGTTCTGCGCTTGAAGGGTCTCAAGTTCTCTGCTTACCTCTCCGCTGATGCTGTCGCTGGTGGCGATTGGTTTGGTCTCTGGGAAGATTTCTTCTCTGGTGAAGTTTGCTTGGACGAAAGCGGTGAATTGCGCCACATTTTCAGGATTACTGAAATCCAGTCGGTCATCACCGAGCAAATCGTCAAATGTGGGTTCGGCGCATTCAGGACAAATCACCTCGCCACGAAAATCCTCAAACGCACCAACATTCCACTCCACATCTTTCGGTTCTGTCTTACCACAAACAGAGCATACAAACCTTTCCTCCTCCTCCTCTTCTGCTTCTTCGGCGCAGTTATTATCAACACACACAGGACAATCGCAATCTCCCTGTCGCCCCACGCAACATTCGGCGCACAATTCTCGCTCCTCACATTTCGCCATATCAGTTATGTAGAGATGCTTCTTACACACCTCACAATCGTAGGAGAGTTCTTCTTCTTCTTCTTCGGCGCAGTTCTCGCAAAACCAGTCGTTCTCCATATACTTTCCGCAACTTTTTCTTTCTCCGCAAACGCAACATTTTTTATAGGGTAAGATGTTGGGAGCATCTCTGTCGTCAACATCAATCTCCTCCTCCTCTTCCTCTTCTTCACCATCTCTCAAACGAGCAAGTTCAGGGTTGCCGTAGTCGCAACAGCACTCACCACATTCATTTCCACAATCTCGGCAACACTCCTCCTCCTCGCAGTCCTCGCAGATATATTCCTCACCTTCTTTGTGTTCGCCTCCAGTATAGCACAAACGCTCACACTCCTCGCAGGTGGCGTATTGTTCCTTCTTCGTCTGTGTAGTCATTCTTAATTTGTCTGTTGCTTTGATGCCTGATATATATATAGATGGAATAAAAACATTTCAATTTTTTTTGAAATCAATTGAAATGCTTTTATCATAAAAAAAATTGAAATGATTTTTCTCACTCGTAGTAGATAGTAGTCATTCAAATCATACAATCAAGATGTCGTTCGTTCAACTAATCGGGTTCGTTTCATCAAGAAAAACCAACGAAAAATTACAAAAATTACAGAAGAAGAAA